TACTGGCTTGTCCTTACACGCCTCTAGCAAATTCAAAGATCAACGCAAACGCCATATGATCATTGTTCAACCAGAAAAGAACATTGATACCCATATGCAAATGCTAGGCCGTGTTCATAGAACAGGTCAAGTGGTAGCCCCAGCTTACTCTCAGATGATGGCTGATATTCCAGCTGAGATGCGCCCAGCTGCGGTCTTGCTCAAAAAGATGGCATCTTTAAATGCGAATACAACAGCTTCTCGTAAGTCTGCTGTGACAGCCGAAGGAGCCGTAGACTTTATGAATGACTACGGTGGCCAGATTGCTCAAGAGTATCTACGGGATAACCCTGAGGTTCATGAAGCCCTTGGTGGTAAACGGGTAGTTGATCTGATTGAAGATCCAACCGATGCCAAAGAAGATGATATTCGTAGACTGACTGGCTACATTCCTATGTTGCCAATTAAAGAACAAGAAGAGATCTACAAAGACTTGATTGATCGCTATAACGATTTAGTAGATCGTGAAAATAGCATGGGAACTAACAAGCTTGAAGCTAAAGCTGCTGACCTAGATGCTGAGACTTTGTCTTCCCAGCCGATTACTGAAGACAAAGGTGAGCAATCTTTGTTTGCCCAGCCAGCTTATATGGAAAAGGTCGATGTCAAGCGGACAGTTAAACCTTATTCTTCCCAAGAGGTAAATGAAAAGATTGCTGAGCGTGTTGGCAGCAATATGTCAGAAGACCGTTATAGAATCACCAATGAATTACTGAATGGTGTTAAAGAACGAGCAGCTGAATACGGGCAAGCTCAACTGGCAGCTTTGCAAGAAAAGGGTGCAGACCAAGTCAAGATTGATACTTATAAAGGTCAATTAAACCTTCAGTATCAGCATATTAAGTCTATTTTAGGAAACTATCCAATTGGTACACCAATCTCTATTAAGAACAATCAGGGCATATTTGTCTATGGTGTTGTAACCGATTTAGAGAATAAAAAGAAGACAGCCAATCCTGTTGCGGGCTCTGACTGGAAGATGCATATTGCTTTGGCTAACGGTGATGCTAAAGCTATTACGATTAACTTCTCCCAGATTGGTAGCACATACCAGTTAAATAAAGAAGACTATATCAACTGGTATAACCCAGAAACTCAAAAAGCAGAGATGATCCGTCTCATAGATCTATTTGATAAAGGATCTAATGTCAGACGTGAGAAACGCTGGATGGTGACAGGTAACATTTTGGCTGGTTTTGCTTCTGATGCGGTTAAGAATCAAGGACAGATTATGTCCTACACCAAATCTGATGGCACGACTGGTCAAGGTATTCTCATGCCACGCACCTATGACTTTGAGAAAGCTCAAAGAGAAGCCCCTATTCGTATTACCAATGCTGATAATGCTATGCGGTTTATGAATGAAGTCAATGGCGTAGTGACTTCTGGTGACAATGTATTACGCATATCTAAGCATGGCAACCAGTATCAGTTTAATGTCCCCAGCTCCAAAAAAGAGGGTGGCACATTCTTCTTAGATCCTGGACTATTAAAGTTTACTGGTGACTTCTACAAGTCTGGCAATACCATGTACACACGAGTCTACGATGAGTCCAAGGCTAAAGCAGCCATCGATTACATCCTCAATGACCGTGGAGATACCCTGATTGCCTCTAGCCCTAAAGACAAAGCTAGAGAGATGTTTGCTCCACCAAAAGCAACGGTTACTCCAAGCGTTATTATTCCTAAGGAAATGAAGGAGCGTATTGCTCGGATTCATGAGAATAAAGTAAAAGAACACGCAGAAGCTAGACGTGGAATCACTGCTGAAAAACGCAAAATTATTAAAGGCGAAATTGGTATTGATGTTCAGCGGAGATTGACTGAACTTGAGCAACTGGCCAAAGAGCTATCTGAAGATAAGAAGTTAACTGCAGAGCGTAAAGATTCTCCAGAGCGTTTCATGGCTAAGGCTTTAGATGAATATGATAAAGGTAACATCAGTAAAGATGTCCTAGATGTCATTAAATACATTTATAACAATACGCCTGCCCTGCTTAGCGGTTTGAAAATGTCTGTCAAATCCTTTAAAGATAAGCAAGGATTTACTGCAGCTGGTCTGTTTGATGCTGCCGATAGATTAATTACCCTGTATAAAACGACAGGTGCTGTCAATGCTGGCACTATTCGCCATGAGCTCATGCACACATTAGAGCAGATGATGGATCCGCAGACCCAGCAAAATCTCATTGAAGCATGGAGAGCTAGTTTAGAAAAGGCTATTAAGAAGAACACCGATACCAAATCGCAAGAGTATTTCAAGGCTGTTCTTGACTATGTTGATAGGCCTTCAGAGGAGAACTTTGCTCATGCTATGAGAATCCTGCCTTCTCAGGATATGTATCAATACATTAATCCTTCTGAGTTCTGGGCGGTCAATGCTGAGAAGCTGATGGCTGCTAAGCTAGGAACTCCTTGGCATCGCTTTACTATGGCTATCAAACAAGTCATGGAAGCTTTGAAAAAGCTCTTTGGCTTTGATAATACTTATACCATTTACAAGACCTTTAATGATTTAATCAAAGGTGAAACACCAAGAGACCATAAGAAGATGCTGGTTGACTTCATCGGCTCTGGTAAATATAAAACAGAGTTCTTGTTTAGCGTTGAAAAGACCGATGAGCTATTGGCGAAACATGAGCGTAATGATGCCCCTATCCACCTTTCTAACACCGTAGTAGATCGATTGCTGGGTGGATATCAGGATGCTAAGAATACCGTAGCCAAGATGAAGGAGTCACCCCGCATGGCTGTCAATAACATGGTTGGTAACGTAGACCGTGCTCTGCTGACTACCCGTGTCAATATGACTGACTTTACAGCTGGCTTGACTGCAGCTGATGCAGATCGCTATGGTCGTATGCTAGAAGATGGCGAAGGCCGTGCTATTGCCTCTGTAGCGATGAACCAGGCTCTGAAGGCTGCCCGTATTGGTACGCAAGTCATTATGCTGGGTAAACTGTATTTTGATCCTAATCTGCAGATGTATCGTGCCGTCAAAGATAAGTTCTCGATGGCCAACATCCTGACTATCAAACATCAATTAGAAAAACAGATTGGTGTGCAACGGGCTGCGAATGTCATTCAGGCTTACTTTGAAGCTAAGCGTTCTAAGAGCATCGTCCAAGAATACTTAGACCGTGAAGCAGAACTGGAGAACCTCAAAGCCGAGCAGTTGGATCCAAGCACTCCTCCTGATCGCCAGCTCAATCTATTGGCAGAAATTGAAGAAGCCCAGCAGGACTTTAAGAATATCTCTATTGCTCTGCAAAAAGTTAACATGACTGATGAGGCTATTGAAGACTTTATTAATTTAGATAAAGAGTATCCAGAGCTCAAAGAGATGATGAAAAACTGGTCTGCTGTCAATAAGAACATGATTGACATGATGGAGCACTCTAGAATCATCAGCAAGAAGCGGGCTGATACCCTTCGGGCTATCAAGGATTATGTTCCTTGGCAGCGTATTCAAGATGAGCAGACTGATCCCCATGCACCGATCTATGGCTCTAAAGGTGTTAGAAACGTAGCCAGAGAGCATCGTTTCAAAGAAGGAAAGGTAACGGCTGATATTGATGACATCGTAGACAATATGTTGCATAACGTCATGGTTACTACCCGTAATTCAATTAAGAACTACGCAGCCAACCGTATTGCTCAAGAGTATGGAACCCGTAATGAGAAGGGCAAGCTCAAAGTATTTCCTAAGGAAGACTTCTCTAAAGGGATTGTCCGCATCCTGGTCAACGGCAGAAAAATCCATATTCAGATTGCTGACCCATTAGTTGCTCGTTCTGTTATTGGTATTGAGAACATTCAGATTCCAATGAATGAAGTCTTGGCTTTCTTTGCCAATGGCTTGCGTAGATCGATTACCTTCTCTGGCGTATTCCAAATCAAACAGCTATTTATGGATGCTCCTACAGCTGCGCTGGTATCTGGCGTGAAGAACCCAGCTGCCTTGTTTGGCCGTGTGTTTACTTCGTTTGCTGCAGGCTTAACTCAAAATGATGACATTGTAGAGTTGCTCAAGGCTCATGGTATCGGTGGATATCACTCAGCCGCTAGAACAGCTGAACACCAATACAAACAAGAGATTGGTTTGATTAACCAGTCTAAGATGGCAAAGATAGCCAACATCCTCGATAAGATCTCTGATGCCTCTGATATTGCTCAGCGTAGAGCAGTCTATATTCAAGTCATGAAAGAAACTGGCGGGGATCAGCGTAAAGCAATTTTGGCTGCAACCAACATTATTGACTTTGATAAACGGGGTCATGCTAGAACAGCCCAGTTCCTTAATCGTACTATTGCCTTCATGAATGCCTATGCCCAGCAGATTGATGTCTTAGCACAAGCTTTGGCCGAACCAGTGGCTGGCGGTATTGAAGCCCTAACAGGCGCTAAAGTAACTAGCGTTAGCGGTGGTCTTCGTGGTATTGACCGTCAACAAGCCATGACCCGTTTAGCTGTTTCAGCTGGCCTCTTAGCCTCTACTTGCCTGCTTTACTCTATGGCGGTAGGGGACGATGATGAATACAAGAAGATGGATGACCAGACCAAGATGCGCAACTTCGTCATTCCTAAGTCATTGATGCAAACTATTGGATATGAACATTCATTGTTAATTCCTATGCATACATCGGCTAGTTATTTCTTTAAAACGATTCCTGAATTGCTTTATAACAAGATCACTAAGGAGGGGACAAAAGATGCCATCGATAATGCAAGGTTACGGAAAGTACTCAAAGAAGGTGCAGTGGATGCGTTACTTGGCCCATTGGGGTCTGCCCCAGTCCCAACGGGTATCAAACCTTTCCTTGAGATAGCAATTAACCATGACTTCTATACAGGCGGCACAGTAACCCCAGAAGGTATGAAGAATCTGGCTGCCTTTAAACAGTTCCGTGGCAGCACTTCAGAGCTCGGTAAGTGGATGAGTGCAGTAAGCGGTCTCGGCACAGATCACCGTCTTTTGAACCCTATGGAAGCTGACCATATTATGCGTGGTCTGGGTGGCTCTGTGGCTGCTATTGCAATGTGGGGATCTAACCTATTTAATGGTAACAAGGCAAGCCCTCAGGAAAGGGATAATATCCTCTATGGCTCGTTTGTAGCCCCTGAGGTGGGCAGAGGTAGGGAAGACCTATTCTATGACCTTAAACAACGTGCTGACGTGGCTATGGGGACTTATAAGAACCTGATGCAGCATGGCCATAAAGAAGAAGGCAAGGAATGGTTTAATGACCATAAAGGCGAGATTACAGCCTATGGATTTACTGAGTCGGCTAACCAGAGCCTGGTCAACGTCAATGCCGAGATCCGTAGAATCGAAGACTTGCCAGCCTCTAAGATGACCCCAGAGTTAAAACGTCAAAAGATTGACGAATACAAGCGGATTAAAGAAAACATCCTAGAGCAAACTATTCAGTTCCGTCTAAAAGCTGGACTCTAACCATCCCCATTACTTCTTCTGAGAAGACGAAAGTGGGTAGAAACTGTTTGTCATTGACTTTCAGGGCATCTGCCAGCCCATCTAACCCTGATTTAATTGAGGCAACCATGTTGTCGGCATCCCTGTGCCGTCTATCTGGCGGGTAAAAAGTAATTTTCATAGGGATTTTCCCTAATTTCTCACATCCTAGCTTGGCTTCTAATGCCAACGCCCAGCAAGCCTGCCGATACATCTTTTTGTATTTAGCCTTCTTAGCCCAGTGAATAGCGGCATTGGGGGAGAGTTCTTTGGGTGGCCAAGGAAAAACAACAGTTTTCATAGTAGATGAATTAATATGGGTACAACCTATTGACATGGGTTAGTATATCAGCCAAACTACAGTCTGATTTACTGCTAGGAAAACAAAATGCACATACCTTATACAACCATTTCGGGTTTGAAGATTGGTTCTCGTTACCAGGAGAATGGTATCACATCCCCAATCACAGACCCCGATATGTTATTGATTCAAGAGGCTTTACTGGCCACACCAGACTACATTCGTAGCAAGAAGATGTACGATAGAAGTATTGTAGTAAGCATGGCTACAGGCATATTTGTAGCCTTTTATTTTTTATTATTCCGATAGGGGGATTTATGGAAGACGATGTATTTACACCAATCCAAAACGAGATTCTAAGGGCTGTGTTTCGGTCTATGGATCAAGAACTTGGCATCCGTCCTTTGACTGAAGAACAGCTCAAAGCCTTCAACATCAAACTGGATGCTAAAGAACGTGAAATTAACCAACAAGTTTAATATTCCTCAGACAATCATTAATGTCTTGGAGCGCCCTCATTACAACAAGGGCAAGGCTCATCTGTCAGTTACCCAGCTGATCAATAGCCCAAAGATCGTTAGCTTGACCAAGAAATACGATGAAGAGATTGAGCAAGATGCTTCTTCAATGATCTGGGCTTTGTTTGGTTCTGCTATGCACAATGTAGTCGAGCATGGCAAAGGAGAGCACGACATTGTTGAAGAACGCTTACACGCTGAGCTCGATGGCTGGAACATTAGTGGGGCTATTGACTTACAAATCCCCAATCCAAACGGCATGACAATCAAAGACTACAAAGTAACCAGTGTCTGGTCTGTCATGAATGAGAAGATTGATTGGGAATACCAGTTAAATATTTACGCATGGCTGGTCGAGCACGTCAAAAAGGTTCCCGTAACTGATTTAGGTATTGTTGCATTTCTACGCAATTGGTCAGAGAAGGAGTCTGAGAAAGAGGGTTACCCACAGGCTCCAATCGTAGAGTTACCCATCACTTTATGGTCGATACAAGAGAGAGAGGATTTCATAAAAGCCCGCATCTCAGCACATTCTGAATGTGACTTCGCCTTGGAAACTGCTGGATCCCTACCCAATTGTACTCCAGAGGAAATGTGGGAAAAGCCTGCTGTTTGGGCCATTAAGAAGGTTGGCGGTAAGAGAGCTCACTCGTTATATGACACCCCTGAGAAGGCCTTATCAGCATTGGCTGATCTAGGGGAAAACTATGACATTGAGGAGCGTAAGGGAGAACGTACTCGTTGTGAGAGTTACTGTCTCGTTAATAAGTGGTGTAAACAGTATCAAGACTATAAGGAGCAGCAATGATCGCATCAGAAATCGCAAGAGAATTAGAGCGCATAGTAGCACCAGCAACTCAAGCATTAAAAGTTCAGGAAGACCAAATTGAGGGTTTATTGGTAGCACAATACAACTTCACAATTACTATTTCTAAGCTGGAAGCAGAGATTGCTGATTTACGCCAGAAGAATGATTCTTTATGGAAAGAACTTAATTGGAAGAAAGAAACAGCATGAAAACGTATGCAGAATTAAGAAAGATCAATGTCAATGAACATACAGAAAAGAAAGGTAACCTTACCTATTTATCGTGGGCTTGGGCTGTTGACAAGCTATTGGAGAATGACCCAACAGCAACCTGGATATTTGGAACTCCGATGGGTTATGCAGACACCGTAATGGTCTGCTGTAAAGTCACCGCCTTTGGCAAGACTATGGAGATGCAATTGCCTGTTATGGATAACCGTAACAACGCCATTAAGAATCCAGATGCCCGTAGGATTTCAGATGCTCAGATGCGCTGCTTAACAAAGTGTATTGCCTGCTTCGGGATTGCATTGTATTTGTATGCTGGTGAAGATTTGCCCCAAGAGGACGAAGAGCCTGTAAAGGCCACTCCATCCCCAAAGCCAGTCGCTAAGCCAGCTGAGAAGATTGCTGGTCATCGTGGCGAGTTTCAGATCGTCATTGACCCTCTACCAGCTGGAGACAATACAAACTGGCTAAAACTGGTCAGAGAATCATCCCATATGTTGCTAGACCTATGTGCTAGTGATGCCGATGTTATGACAATATTTAAGAAGAACAAGGTTCTATTTGATACTGTCAAAGCAGCTGATCCTCTTTTCTTTAAGGAAATGATGATCAAATTTACTGAAACCAAAGCTAAATTTACTAAGGAAGAAAAATGAGCTACGAACAAAAGCCCAATACTGGGGCGCTATTCCCAAACCAAAAGAAGTCAGAAAATCACCCTGATAAACGGGGAGATTTATTCTTAGACAAGACTTTCTTAATTGACCAGATGGATAAATCCAAAGGAGCATTGGTTAAGATTTCTATTGCTGGCTGGGAGAATACTTCCAAGAATGGCATGAATTATCTATCACTCAAAGCATCTGAGCCATACGAAGCACCAGCCACTACTGGCAATCCTTGGGAGTAATCATGAAACTATTAAAGCGTGGCAGACCTAGTAAAAAGTTTAGCCCTGAACTGATGCAACAAGCAGCTCAGAATGTCATGGATCGAGCCAAAGAAGAAGCTATCAGCGAACTAGAAAAGAAAGAGGCTCACGAGGCCAATATTCAACGATTGATTGCTGAAAGAGCTACTGTTCACTGGGAAGAAGTGGCTCAAAAGCAAGAAGTTGAGCTCGGTGTATTACGCATGGAAAACGATGAATTAGCCCGTATCTGTATGAATCGTTACGAAGAAATTGAGCGTTGGAAGTTTGTCATCAAATATTTGGAGAAGCGGATTGAAGACCTTGCAGTTTGAAGGCGTTAAGGTCGCTCTTAAACAAGACAAGACTGGCA